CACTAAACGTGCAGTAAATCAAGTACTTATGACTAGTGTAATAGATGTAATAGATGATTTGTATAGAGATAAAAATGAATGATTTTAGATTAGTGATTTGATATATATTAACTGATATTAATTAATATAAAATCAAAGGTGTTATTTTCGTATTTTTACCTTCCAGGGAAATATCAATTACATCTGTGACACTGGCTGTAACTCGCTGTGTCACTGCACGTTACGCGTCATTCTTCATCTGTGACACATCTATGACATCTATTACACCCCCGTGTTTCGAGGCGTTAAGTTGCTGTAAAACAGATAGTTACGGTACGTAAACCACGATTATAGGCATTTAGCGAATATTTGAGGTAGGAATGTAGTATATTTGCTGTCAATAATTAAGAATCAATTTATGTATGAGTAAAACAGATAAGAACAAGGATACGGGGAAGCCCGTGCCGGAGGTGGTAATAGGAAAGGACGGGGTGCCGATTAATGTCGGTACGCAGGCCCGCCTTGAAAAATCCCACACGCGCCTGAATCCGGCTGACGAAATCGGCTGCGATAGCGTGTTTCAGATATGCCGCCGCCGTTGGGGGCTGACCCCAATTTGGCAGGAGCCGGGCGACCTTCTAGAAGCGTTCAACAGGTACCGAGAGTGGATAGACGCGCACCCTATAATAGTTCACGACGTGGTTAAGTCCGGTAACATGGCGGGAACCTTACTAGATATCCCGAGAAAGCGCCTCATGTCAGAATCGGACTTTTGCGCGTTCCTTGGCGCGGCACCTAACTACCTTGCGGAACGTAGACGGATATATGAAGCCAATTACGAAGAGTTCGGCCTAGAGGCTTCCAAGGGCTTCGCTGAAGCTATCGACAATATCCGTATGATGATATTCCAAGATATGGACGCGGGCGCAGCGTCGCAGGCGTTCGACCCTACGTACATCCGCTCTTTGCGCGGGCTGAAAATGGCACTTGACTACACATCCGGTGGCAAGGAGATTAAAGGAGGCCTCACAATACAGGTTTCAGACCCTAGGACGGCATCTAGAGTCCAAAAGCTAAAGGACTTCAAGAAAGAGCACAAAACGTCAGAAAACGAAGGAAAATAGCATTATATGAAGTGTACATATGTATTCGATAAAATGATAGGCCCGGTAACCGACCCGTACATTAGAGGGATAGCGAGTAAGGGCGGTACGCGTTCTTCCAAGACATGGAGCGTGTTACAGCTACTTTACCTAATCGCCCGGGAAAGTACCGAGCCATTAATGATTAGTTGCGTAACGGACACTTTACCCGCTGTCCGTCGCGGTATGTTGCGTGACTTCACTAATATGCTGATAGACGAGGGAGTATGGGAAGACAGCGCGTTCAACAAGTCCGAGATGATATACACCGTAAAGGAAGGCGTATATATCGAATTCTTCGGGTGCGACAGCGCCGCCAAGGTACACGGCCCGGCGCGGGACATTCTTTTCATCAACGAGGCGCAAAGGGTGCCTAGGGAAATATTTAGGCAATTGGATGTGCGTACCCGGCTAAAGGTGATAATCGACTTTAATCCGGTGCGTAGGTTTTGGGGCGAGACCGATTTTGTAGGGGACAAGTACGTAACTATCCACAGCACGTACAAGGACAATCCGTTCCTAACCGAGCAACAAGTACAGGCAATCGAGAAGAACGCCAACGACCCAAATTGGTGGCGCGTATATGGTGAAGGACAGACAGGCGGGCTGGAAGGCCTCATATATCCCGAAATTGACGTTATCGAGGAGTTGCCTAAGGAATTGCAAGGGGAGGATACAAAACGCTGTGTAGGGCTTGATTTTGGCTTTCAGCAAGACCCGACCGCAATAGTCGATATCTACATGCGTGGTTGGGACTTGTACATAGATGAAATTTGCTACCGTACCGGAATGCTGAACCGCACAATAGCCGAGACGCTGAAGGAACACGGACTGCATAACGTCTACACCGTGTGCGACAACGCCGAGCAGAAGAGTATCGTGGAGATACGGCAGCACGGCTGCAAGACGATTCCCTGTGTGAAGGGCAAAGGCTCCGTAAAGGCAGGCATTCAGCAGGTGAAGCAATTCCGGATACACGTAACGAAGCGGAGCGATAACGTACTGGACGAGGCGGATAACTATTCATACGTCAAGGACAACATGACGGACCTGTACACCAACGAGCCGATAGATGCATATAACCATGCATGGGACGCTATCCGTTACGGCGTCGATTTCCTTATCCGCAAATATCGACCTAAAGCAGCCGCGCAATGATACAGTTATACGAGCGTGTGCAGGTTACCGAGGACGGAAGGACGGGAACCGTATTGGAGTCGGATGTATTGGGAGTTGTCGTACAATACGACGGAACGGATGAACAAGAGTGGTTATTTTATGAACAAGTTGAACGATTAGAATTTGACGAATATGAGTAAAAAAGGATTTTACGGCCTTGAATGGCTGATACTGCAAGAGCGGACCAACTGGAAAGGAAAGGTTAAAAATGTCTTTCGGCGCGTGTACTATGCACTTTGTCGGTATAATAACTGCAAACAGTTAGAATATATTTGTAACTTGCACCCGTGTTATGAGGGGGGCTTAACTTCCGACCAAAGTAAGTTATTGGAAAAATTGTCGGAGTACGTCAAGGCTTCCCCGTTCATAACCAAAAAACTAAAGACCGTGTACGTCATTCCGAGCATTGAGAAAGTCACGCTATGGCAGCTAATCGAGACGAGACGAGCCGAGACGGCAACGGAGAAGGTTACGAAGTGGTGCACGCTCGATGAGCACCAACCCGCCGAGTATTCGCCGGATAACATCTATCACTTGCTAACCGCGATGAAGTACATACGGGAGCAGATTAAGGCGGCCGACAATTTGGAACGAACGCTATTCCCACAGGGCGCAGGAGGGCCGGACGCGGAGCCGGATACACTAAGGGAGGCAAAGAACATATTGACACTAGTACAGGCTACGGCGGAGTTGTTCAACTGCTCGTTCGAGGAGGCGAAACGGATAAATTACCTAGACGCTATATTGGCACTGTCCAAGAGGCACGAGGAAGTAGAAAAGGAAAAAGCGGAAATGAAGAAACATTTTAACAAATAACTTATGATTAAAAAGTATGAGATAATCACAGTAGAAGGCCGCAAGCGCGTAAAGGCGCTACGGTCTTTCAGCGTACAAGGCCGTTACGTTAACGTGGGCGATGTAGGCGGTATAGTCTATGACGAGAACACATTGTCACAGGAGGGCAACGCGTGGATATTTAGCGGCAATCTGAATTATCCGTCTATCCGTGTGGGAGGCGATAGCATTGTAGACACGAACGGATACGAAGGTGCAGTAACCGAACCTAGACCGTTCGTTAACATTACAGGTACTTCGGCCCTTATCGGCGCACACGAGTTCGTTACGGGAAAGGTATCCGCCGCAAAGGTGCTCGCAGTAGGTGACGTAGAGCAAGGAAACGTAACCGCTACTGTCGGTTCCAAGTATGAGGAATCAAAAGTACCGGACGCAAATACACTTCGTACAAAAGTAGCGTACTATAATGGCATGGGGCCTTTAACAATCGCGGTAGCGGGAGAAGGATACGAGGCAAAGGTACTAACATACGACAGGGACGGAAAACTAACCTATGAAAGCGCGTTTTCAACCGGGGTAAACGCTACCGACAAGAACGCATATTATTATGCCATAGTTATCCGTAAGACCCCAGCAGCCGCAACAGTTCCGGCGGATATCGTAGCCGCAAATGTTACCATACCGTCGACAGTCATTGAAAGTACAATCAACATCAAGGATAGCCGGATAGTATTTAACTACACTAGCGCAATGACTGTTGCAACTAAGGTTAACCCGGGGGCAAACAGCGCCAACACCGCACCCGTATCGAACATAAGCGAGTCAAACGTAGCTATCAAAAAGACAGGTAACGACGCATATGTAGCTAACATCTTTGCGGATGTGATTAAGTGTAATGTAGAATTTACCGCTACATCAACGGCTAGTTTGCTTATTGGGGACTTCCGTAACGTAGGCCGATTGATAGCGGACGGTTCCACCGCATACGCTTCATCTCTTGCAGTAAGGGGTGCGCTTAAAGTCTATGACTGTTACGATTTCGCATTTAAAGCCGCCGTACTTTCAACGGACGCATATAATGATGCGATAGCCGCACAAATGCCGTTTACCTTTATCCGGTGTAATGTCCCCGTAGGAAATTTCCGTCATAACGCAATCGCAAAGAACACATACGTAGATATCGACTTCTCGAAGGCTAGCGCCGATTTGGGTAAAGTCTTTAACTCTATTACTCTGCATAGTTCGGAGGTAGAAGGTATGTATCGTTTGTATCACGTATCTAGCAATGCGCCCGGCGCGCTAGTGGAAAGCTACGACAGTGTTAAGTCGGCCAACTTTTCAGGGGTGGGAACTATGAGCGCTACCACGATTTACAAGGATGCAACTTTTACCGGGCTATTCGGTATAGCGGGTACCAACGTATTCGGTGGCACAGGGAAGCACGGAGGCGGTAAAGGCTGCGAGATAACCAACACGAAAGAAACGGAAATGGTTATATCGGGCAATGTCCGTGTAGAGGGTAACGCCAAGGTTAAAGATACTAGAATCTCCGGAACGGGCTACTTTGGCGGGAACTCCGTTACGGAGAATGCCTACATATTCGGCTCCGCATACGTGACGGATAACGGCGTTTTCTCCCCCGCCCCGGAAGAAGGAAAGTTCGATTCTGATATACACATAGAGGACAACGCTAAATTTTTGGCTGCGTCTCGGGCGGGGAATACCGTTGTATATATGTGCGGAGACTCCAAGTTTTCCGGCACCATTGCATTTAATACCATTTCCTTGGCAATGTACGGAAAGTCTAGAATAGCTGGGAAGGTATCCGGAAGAGGCGTATTAATACTAGAGGATAATGCGGATACGTCCGACAAGAATGTAGAGGCATACGGCTGTATTCGCCTTGTCGGAAATTACCGTCAAACCAAAGAAAAGATATGGACGGGTAGGCGGACAATCAGCAGCGAGAACGAACCCACATATGACGATAACGTAAAAACTAAGTATGACTTTTAAAGGGATATTAGATGACGTATCAACATGGGCGGGCCAACACGGCCTACCCGTGTTTTTCGGAGATGAGTACACCCGCAATGTTCTAGCGAACCAAATTACGGGGGACTTCGTTTTCGTCGATGTGCCCGGAGGGATACAGACCTATTCCGACCTAGCGCCCGAACCGTTTGGAATTAACGTACTTATCCAGGTGCTAGGGACGTCTTTCTATCTCCGTGACGATGCAGAGGAAATAGAAGTCCTAGACAGGACTTTCACCGCAATTACAGACATTGCCAAGCAAGCAGGGTGTAATTACATTAGCGGGGCTGCAAATGTGGTTAAGAGGCAGAATATTTACGATAGTCCTAAATCGGGGTGGGAAATAACTATTAATATATCCGAGTAATGGCAAAGAATCCGATAACACAGATTGAAGTGCTGCTAACCAAGCTACGCGACGATATCGAACAGTCGTACATACAGAAGGGGCTGATAGCTTCCGGTAATTTCGGTCGCGAACTGAAACTGACTGTTAGCGGCAACAACGCGAAGATAACCGCACCGCGATATGTCGGGGCAATGGAGGGAGGACGCGCAGCCGGAAGGCGCCCACCGTTATCAGTCATTAAGCGTTGGATAGAGGACAAGAACCGTAGAGGGGCTAACATACCGATAGAAGCCGCCTATCCTATCGCAAAGATGATAGGCGAGGAGGGAATAAAGGTACCGAACGACCACAACCCCGGCGGCGTGGTGTCGGATGTACTTAACCCGGCTAGAGTATTGTCATTGCAGAATGACATTATAACGATAATACGATATGCGATTATTGACACATTAAAAATTGACTAATGAATGTATATTTACCCATAATCAACAAGACGCTAGTGAGTAGCGCGTCAATTGAAGAATCCAACTCCTATTTGCAACATATCCCGGTATGGCCTACAAGGTCGTACACGATTACCATTACACCGGAAAATCCCGCAAAGGACGTGGAAATATCTATTATGCAAGGCGGCGTTAGCAAGTTCCTAAAGCATATCCCGTATTCACCGAAGATTGAGTTTGATTTGTCAATAGCGGGCACAATAATAAACCCGTTAACGCGTGACCGATCATTGGTAAATGGCGGAGGTAACGATTTAGGTCTAATCACGATAGCGCACAATAGAAAATATTGTATGGCTATGTTGTTTAATGCGGATATCCCCGTTCACATGATGCCCGCGATAGGCGGAACCAATTTCAAGTTTCCGGTAAAGCCGAGAATCCCCGGACAGCCATACGACATTATTATGCCGTCTTTGTCGTGGGGGAATAACGGGCTGACTAACTACAATATCACATGTGAACCCGTGGACGATTACCACGGCCCGCACGTGTTCCCCACTAAGTATTACCTAGGCAGTACGATAGATATCCAGTACATCAAGAAACTAACCGTTAAGAGTCCGAGTACTGGCGATACGGTAGCGGTGGCAGAATATGAGAACAAGTTGCCGCAAGCCGTAGCGAACGACGACCAAATGTTGTGCGCCGCGCGCCTACGTTGGAATATGCGTAACGGACAATGGTTTTGGTACGCGTTCAAAGACTACTTTTGGAACGAGGGATTCACATATATGCGTGGTTTGGGCGGCGCATCCGAGCAGGGCATTCTGACTATCAACGTAGCATATGCAAAGGAATTTTATCCGGCATTCCAAGAGTTGTTAGTTTCTTCTAACATCGAATTGACGCTTCCGAAACAGTTCCCCACAATAGACGAGGAACAACGCTATAAAATGGAGGTTACCAGCGACACGGGCGCCCGGTGGAGCGGTTCGGAACGTGTGTACCGCCAACAGATTACGTTGCGTACTATCGGCTTTATGGACAACTATATACCGCCCGTTGAACCGGACGCACCCTCCATTATCCCGGTAGCGTTTACCGCTACTCCGCATGAGCATACGTACCCGTACTTTGCCGATATAAATGGGCTAATAAACATTACTAGTAATGTTAAGTGGGACTTAGTGCCGCAGGTTGATTGGCTGTTCCCCGTATCACCCGCAGACGGAAAAGGGAATATCGGATTCACGCCCGTATTAACTAGACGCACGGCGAATCCTTCCACGGTAGGACGAGTAGGATACATTTATTTCATTAGGGCGGGAACCACCGAGCAGATAGGAGGTATAAAGGTAAATCAGAACGGGGCACCAGCAGTGAACACCACATCTAAGTTTTTACCGATAACCCCACGGGGCGGAGAGGTAAATTCGTTTTCTGTGAATTGCGCAACCGCCGGAGTTGGGAAATTAAAGGTTAGAAATATGGCAGGTGCTAGTGGTGCATGGGCCAATCTAGACACTAGCCAATTGGAGCAAAACGGAGGAGATGTATATGTGAACCTGGCGATTAATTCGCCGGAATCCGGGGGAGTACCGCGCTCGTGCATTATCCGCACTACGCACGACATCACCGGGCAAATGGCAGATGTGAACGTTATGCAGTCCGTTGCTTGCCCGGTAGACAGGTACCCGAACGACTTCAAATGGGCGGGAAAAGACATGTATGCATTTGACGGAAATGCGCATAATGATAATGAGTTTACCTTTACTTCCGGAATACCTTACACCGGTATGGTTGGGGAATGTAATTGTAGCTACGTAACTAATATTAGAATAGTACGTGTAAAACCTAACATTAAGCTAATGTTTAATTTGGCGCAAAACCTGGGCGGGGATAGGTTTGCGCGTATCAACGTCAAGCACGTACCCACCGGAAAAATATTGGGAACCGTAGTGATATTCCAAAGGGCATACAGTGGAGCGGCTGCTAACTTCGTTCACGCTAGTTGGGACCCGGCAGAAGCCGCCGACGGAAGTATGCACTACTTTGAGTTGATAACGGCCGCGTCCGAGATGCCCGCTATGAGCCCACCGTCACAAATGTACCTGTATAACATTGACAGCTTGACGGTAAATGGGGTGCAACTTAATAAGTTCCGCGTTATGCTAGATTGGAGTCTTTCTATGCGTTCGCTTCAAATAGGAATGAGTGTTACGGGGGTGAGTAAGACTATATCAATAGGTCAATCTGCCAACACGGACGCTATGGCGATATTTACCAATACACATTGGAACAGGTTAGCGCCTGTGTGGGTAATCGGAAAAGGTAGCCTTACTTTCAATGTGGACGTACAGGCGCAAAAACTTAACCAACGTGATGAGATATCGTTTTTTCGCCTTGATAGTTGGATTAGCTTGCAATCTACGGAAGCGCACCAGGGGAACCCGTATGTACGTAGATTTACTATTAATCTAGCGGCCAATACGACAGGCGCGGCGAGGGGTACAGAAATAAGGTTCCAAAGGCCGGGGATATCTGACATAATAATAAGAATCGAACAAACGGGATAAAATGGATACAGTGAAATTAAAGATTAACGGAAATTACGTGGAGGGCCTTTCGGGGTCCTCTGTAAAACTCACAGCCAACAATATATCACCCGTCACAATGACAGGTGACAGTGTGGCATTTTCGGCTACTATCAAGGTGCCGAGGACACTCAACAATGACCGGACGTTCATTAACTTGCAAAAGGGTATGCACGAGTGCATTTTTTACGATTGTCAGTTACTCGTGTACGGGCTTCCATTCCAATACATGGGCTATGACGTGGAGTTCTACGCCAAAGTATCATACAACGGCGGGAATTACTCTGTATCGCTAGTCGAAAATACGCAGAAGTGGAGCGACGAAGAAATACGGATACAACATAAGCTAGAGCAGGTAGAACAGATGTTTGCCGGGTGGCTAAATGCGTCACGTGTCGTCAACCTTGAAAAGATTATCAACGACCATATCACATGGAAGGAAGGCAAATTTCCGGTTCTCACTCCGAAAAATAACGAGGGGGCAGAAATACCCGAACCGATAGATGCGGCGCTGCTAAAGCCTACTATTATGATATTCCGTTCATCTATCGTATGGGATAATGATGTAGCATCCGGTAATATGACTCTAGTACCTAAGGAATACACGAAGGGCCGGGGCGGATATATCTATCCGGATATTGCGCAGGTAGTAATATCCGATACCACGAAAGCCCTGTATGCCACTCTTTTCGGGCCAGCCCCGGGTGGGCAAAATCCCGGGTTCAATATCCGGTCGGGCGTAGGGCGCGATATCCGTATGATAGTGGAGTACACAGGCACTACCATTCCTAGCAGGTTGCCGGAACTGCACATAGTAGCGGAATCCACCAATTTAACGGAGTGCATTCTATATGCCCGTTCAAGGCTGACCGACCGCATTTGGCTGTACGTATCACCGCTTAACTCCGTGGCGTTCGTCACTCCTACGAGCGACAAGTATATGATACTGAAAGGGCTGATAGGCGGGGTTAAGGAGTCATGTTTCAAATTCCCGAACGGATACGCGCCGGAAGAACTCATTGATATGGGAGAAGGGAAAGCGGAAGTACTGACAGCGTACAGGCCCGCAGCCGGAACAATAGTAACCGGAACGGGGTTCCCGTATTCGGACGTCAAAAAAATGGTGGATGACCTGTGTACGGCGTTCCATTGGCGGAAGCAGTGGCGGAACAAGACATTAAGTATTGAGCCAATCATACACCCGTCAATACGTGATAGGAAAGACGACAGGCATAAATACATAGTTGATTGGAGCGATAGGTTTTCCGGAGTGGACACGATAGAAGTTCCGGATGAGTTTGCCGACCAACTTGTAACGCAGGTGGGCGATGTAAAGTACAGCTACTCGATAGGGCCCGGGACACTTAATCCGGTGAAGGACGCATATAAGTCCGGCTTGCCATTTGCGTATAACTTTATGGCATTTCCGAAAGTCGCGCTAACATCCAAGTTCACAACAGGCGGAACCGCTACGTATGTGACTGCACTAGAGGACATTTATAGAATGTATATAAAGAGGCACTTCAAGTTATTCGCGCCTAGAATGCAAGTTAAGATAAGGGCCCGGTTAAGCTATTCGGACGTTATTAACCTAAAGTTGGATAGGGCGTATTACTTTTCGCAGTTGGGCGGGTATTTTTACATAAAATCCCTAGGCGAATATGATGTAACTAAAGGAGATTGCAAGCTATCTTTGTACAAATTGGATTTAACAAATTAAGGTATGGCGGACCAAGTAACATTATTAGACTTAAATTTTGGAACGTCAGAGGCTGAAAAAGGCCTCGACGCTCTGATAGCAAAGAGTATAGCGCTTGCAAAGACCAAAAAAGATTTACAAGCTGCGTATAACACTGAAAAATCAGCCCTTGACGCTCTTAACCAAAATTACGCGGACGGGCTTGTATCACAAGACAAGTACGAGGCGTCAGTTCGGAAGCTGAACAAGGAAATGATAGAGACAAAAAAGGCTCTATTAGACAATGCGAACGCGCAGAAGGAGAACGACGCCGAGATTAAGAGTACCAAGACGTTGTTAGACAGCGAGGCCACAAGCGTTAACGCGCTGCGTGCACAGTTGGCACAGAACACCGTGGAACTTAACAAGATGTCCGAGGCGCAGCGCACTACTAGCAAGGAGGGGATAGAACTTACCGAACAAACCAAGGCGCTATCCGACAAACTGAAAGAGCTAGAGAAGTCCGTAGGGGACAACCGTAGAAATGTGGGTAACTATGCGGAAAGTGTAAAGGAGGGTATCTTGCAAACACAGGGCTTATCCGGCGGAACGGGCGCGCTAGTCGGCGCGATGAAAAGCGGGATAACAGGTGTGCAGGCATTCAACGCGGCGTTGAAGGCTAACCCGATTCTATTCATAGTTACGACCGTGTTAACGCTTATCGGACTGATTGAAAAGATGATTAAGCGTAACAGCGACTTATCAACTAGCCTAAAGGCGGCATTTGCACCGTTCCAAACGATTATAGGTCGGTTGCTGGACTACATAACCGAGCTATTTACAGCACTTGCAAAGGCCTTTGAATGGCTAGCCGAGAAAATAACTTGGTTACTCAATAAGATAGGGCTTATATCGGACGCCACATTGGAAGCCGCCCGGAGTGCTAGCGCTCTAGAGAAAGAAATGCAGCGCATATACAAGGCGGAAACGGATATGCTTGTGCCTATGGCACGGATGAAAAGGGAAATGGAGGAGTTAAAGGCCCTAGCGGCCGACCAAAACAAGAGCACCGAGGAACGCCGGAAACTGTTAGAGCAGGCGATCGAGAAACTGCACGCTATCCGCGACATGGAGGTACAGATACTAGAGGCCAAGTACAAGCAAATTAAAGCCCAAAATGAGTTGGGATACACATCAGACGAGGACGCACGGAAGGAGCAGGAAGCCCTAGCAGCGCTAGAGCAGGCCCGCGCCAATTACGCTACACAGGAGAAAGAAATATACGGGCAGTTGACCGGTTACGAAAAGGCGGATGCAGACTTAAAGAAGGCTAACATTAAGGCAGCGCTAGACGCTAGGAAGAAAGCCGCAGAGAAGGCAGAGAAGGCAGAAATAGACGCAGCCAAACGCGCGGCGGATGAGAGGACTAAAGCGCAACAAGCCGTATTGAAACAATATGCGGACGCTATCGAGGCTATGCAATTGCAGATTGCCGAGAATGAATTGAAGAATGGTGCTGCAACGCTGGAAGAACAACAGCGGGTTATCAATGCACAAATTGAAGCCGAGAAGTACAAGAGGCAGCAAAATCTAATCGGGGAGCAGGAGTACCTTAACAATGTGAAGGCCTTGCAACTAGAGTTTGCCGCGTCAGTGAAGGCCGAGGAGGACGCGCGGATGCAGGCAGACCGAGACCGTCGGGCAATGGAGATTGAGAACCAAAGACAACTAGACGATATCAAGTTGGGCAACTCGCTAGAGGCCGACCTTATCCGGCTGAACATGAAAAGAGACGCGGAGGTAGCCGCAGCCGAGGCGATAGGAGCCGAGACGGACAGCATATATGAGCGTTACGAACTTATAAAGGAACAGAGGGAAAGAGCCGCAGCGAACGCGCGTGTAGCTTTGGCGGGTGATGTAGCCGGACAATTGTCCACGCTATTAGGCGAAGAATCCGCAGCAGGTAAAGCCGCCGCGATAGTGCAGGCCACAATCAACACATATCTAGGCGCTACCAAGGCATTGGCGCAGGGCGGATTCCTTGGAATCGCACAGGCCGCTATTGTAGTCGCCGCGGGGATGAAGCAAGTAATGAGCATTACGAAAACCAAGGAGCCAGATACCAAGGTACGCACGCCGTCAGCGAAATACGCGAAGGGTGGACAGATTTACGGGCCTAGTCATTCCGCCGGGGGTGTAACGTTCGTAGGCTCCAACGGGCAGCGATTCGAGGCCGAAGGAGGCGAGAACATGTACATTCTTAACCGGAAGGCTTCCGGGGCTATTAACGCGCTGTCAGCACTTAACATGGAGTACGGCGGGCGTTCTTTCGGTTCTTCCGGTGTGTACCATTACGCGAACGGGGGGAAAATTTCGGTAGGGTCTAACGGCACGGTTAGAATGCCCTCAAATTTCGCCTTATCTGATGACAGCCTGTACAAGTTAGCCGCAATTATGTATGATTCAGTGTCACGAGTTCCAGCGCCGCAGGTCGCAGTGACGGACATAAATGAGGAAACCGAGCGCGCGCAGAGCGTACAGGTGGCGGCAGGCATATAATTGATAGGTAAATAACCCCTTAAATGTAGTTTAATATCATAACTTTGTAACGCAATTAACATAACTACATGAAAAAGTTTGAAAAATTACGAATAATCGAGGCAGGAGAAACCAAAAATGCCATAGAGGACAACGGGAAAAGATATAAATTAGTCATTTCCGCAAAATGTTTTCCGTCCCTCGTGGCGTTAGGAAATGAGCGTCCGATTCACGCACGCCGCACACATAACGGTGATGATTTGTTAGACGGGTATATAGGGAGTTTTACCAACTTCTCGCATGATGAAAATGCGGTTTACGCGGATTTAGCAATGTCAGAAGCCCTGGAAACCGCGTACCCTTCTGAATTCGCCTTCATGGTAGCCATGATTGAGAAGGAACCGGAATTGCTAGGCGTATCCGTCAATCAAATGGACGTTAAGGTTTTCGATGACGCGACCGAAACGGCTACTGTTACAGAGGTGACAGAACTTTTCAGCGCTGATTTGGTAGGGCTTCCCGCCGCGACTAGTTCACTATTTAACAATAATAATTTTAAAAATTCAAAGAACATGAGCAAATTTTCATTTAAAGGCCTGATTTCGTCTTTCTCAAAGACGAAGCTAGCGACCGAAACGTTTACAACCGTGGACGGAACCGAAATTGTAGTTTCCGCAGCAGGTGACGAAGTGCAGGTAGGTGACACCGTTACACTAGCGGACGGAAACCCGGCGCCGGACGGAGATTATCAAATTACCACGCCGGACGGGGATATTATTCTAGTCGTTGAGGGTGGCGTAATCGCAGGAGTCAAAGACATAGAGGTAGAAGAACCGGAAAAACTTGCAGAAGAAACCAAAACCGAGAAAGAGAAGAAAACGCCCACACCGGAAGAACTTGCAACGTTACAAGCCGAAGTTACCGCTTTGAAAACGGAAATCGCGGGGCTGAAAACCCAGTTAAACCGCAAAACCGGAACCCCTAGCCCTGCAAAGACCGAGCTAAAGACCGAGAAGAAGCCCAAAGAGGAAACCAAGTTAAGCCGTGAAGCCGTTCAGAAGGCATTCAAGGAAAACCGTAACAAGTGGCGTTAATATAATTAATTCATCAAAAACTAAAAAATTAGAAACCTATGGCATTTACATTTAGTGACTTAAACAAATTGAACATTGACAGTCTGTCAGATGTTATATCATTAACGCTAGGTCTGGAAGGTGAACTTTCCACAGGCGTAACGGTGTTATCCGGGATTGAGAAGGGTAAACCTATCTTGACCTTTTCGGCAGCAGACAAGGCGGTAAGACGCTCCGCAGGATGCGACAGCGAGTACAAGTACAGTTCTTTGCAGGACAAAGTTAAATATTACGACCATGCACAGATAGAATTGCCTATCGTGGTTTGCTTGCAAGATTTATGGGGCAAAATGGTAGCTAAAGGTGTACATTTGTCGGACGAATTCGACCAAACTCTGTTGGCGGCGTTCATGCAGTCGGAAATCTTGAAAGTGTTGGAGGCTGACATGTTGCGTCTCGTGTGGTTGGACGGTCTGAAAGCCTCTGATACCAATGGAGAATACACCGTATTCAAAAATGGCGGTATCATCAAGCAAATGAACGGTTCTACGGAAGAAGTCGGAACGTTCACTCCTACCGATACGGCTAGTGTATTGGCTGCGTTGAAATCGTGTATTGACACACAGCGTGCAGACCAACTGAACACATCAGAATTTTTCGTATCAAGTAACGTTATGCGTGCGTACAAGAATCTCGTAGAATCCAAAGATAACCATTTGGCACAGGCTAACATGGAGGACGGAAAGCCCGCCTACTATTTTGAAGGATACAAAATCAACGAGTTGCGCCACGTATCTAACAGCGCCAAGGGTGATGCGTTAACGGTTCAGTCATTTATCGCGTTTTCCCCGAAAACTAACATTCAGTTGGCATTGGAAGACTCTAGTCTGACTATTGCGCCGTTTATCCAGGACGCGAAAGATAGAAAGTATTACAGTACTACTGTATTCGCTGCTGATGCTATGTTAGCGGTTCCACAGTACATGAAATTATACACCGCCGCAGGCGTTTAATCAACTAAAACAAAAAATATGGCTTGTATAAAGGCACTAGATAAGGCAATAGCATATAGATGCGAGGTTGGCGCAACAGGTTTACGGGAATTGTATCTCGTAAACGTCGCCGACATCGATACTATGACCGTATCAGCCGCCAATATTATCACGGCCTTAACATTAAAATCGGGGGCTAAATCAGTCCCCGTTGATATAGTTAAAAATGGCGTGAAAGTAACGGAGGCGCTAAAGGCTACGGATGTGTCTAATGGGCTAGACCAATCGCTAACCATTGTATTATACAATAAATCGGCGAACAGTACTCTAATATTAGACGCACTTATGAACGGAAGGTTTATGGCGGCGGTATCTTATAGAGATTTGGCAGCTAGTCGGGTTATGCTTGGCACTATGTGCGGTCTAGAAGTATCCGACATTCAGACGGACAGCAGCGCGAACGGGGGATTTACCACCATTACGCTAAAGACACCGGATGATGCGAAAGGGGAAAAAAGGACCCTATTAGATACACCCGCATGGACTACAATAGTTAACGCTAAACTTACATAATTATGGGATGTTTATCAAAATTAAATAGGGCTATCTTAGCGGACTGCAATAGCGGCGCAACGGGCATTGAAGAATTGTTGCTAATCAATTATTCCGAGATTGCTACGCGCGACTTATCCGTCGGACAAGCTACGTTAACGCTGTCAAGTGGCGGGAAAGCTATCTTAGTGGAGTCCAATAAGAAAGGCGTTAACGCCTCATCAGAGGCCCGTATTAACGACAATGCGCCCGCCGGACTTGCTGATACTGTAACCTTTACGATATACGGAAAGGGTGAAGGTTCAGCAGACACGGTTAACCGTATCTTAAACGGTCGTTTCGTGGCGGTCGCTAAGATGAAAGAGAAAAAGGTATTCCGTGTGTACGGTCTAGTGTATGGGCTTACTATGTCGGCCTACACAGAAGAGGCCAATGCAAACGGTGGGTTTACAACAATAACGTTAACGACGCCGGAAAACGTGATAGGCGAGCAGCGCGCGCACTTCAATCCGACAACGTACACAACGTTAAGAACAAACGCTATCGTAGTATAAAGGAGGTATAATATGGCATGTATTAAGAAATTAGAACAGAACGTTACCTTTGATTGCGCGAAGGCGAAAGAGCCTACCTCAATGCGTGGAATAGAGGAGCTTATATTAATTAATTATTCCGATATTAGCAGTTATTCGGTAGATGACGTGGGACTGGCGTCACTCACTATGGCTAAAGGAACTAAAGGTTACGTATTCACTAGTGTAAATAACTCCGTATCGGTTAGTATAGCAGCCCGCGTCAATGACGCTATGATTACGGCGGAGGAACACACCGTAGTTATAAAATTGATTGATAATAGTGGGCTTATTGGCGTTAGTGAGCTATCAAAATTAATCCTTTCATTGCGTGCAGGGACTTTCGCGGCATGTGTGTGGACCTCATCAGGAAACCGACTTGTGTACGGTCTTATGTCGGGGCTAGAATGTTCCGAAATTGTAGGGGATTCCACGACGGACGGACTTATTACAATAACACTAAAGACGCCGGATAGCGCAGGAGGGGATAGAATGTTAGCTATTACCGAAGGTACATGTAACGGGTTAAAGACGCCAAAGGCATAACAATTTAAACTATAAATTAAATGACTAAATTAACTGATATTGGACAGATTTTGGCGCTATGCGCGAAAATGACTAACTTAAAGTTGGAAGTAGTGTGCGGCTTTGATAGACAGTTCGCCGCGAAATGGTACGAAAACGAGTATCTTACCGGACGCCACGTTCGGTATGTGATGAAACCGGATAAGTTCATCGCATCAGTAGAGGACGGAAAGGTTTACCGGGCATTTAACACTCCGGATGCCAAGGCGGTTGAACTCATGGAAAGTAATCCGGAATACCGTGATTTCTTTATTGACATGGAGTCCGTTCCTAACACTATTCCGGAACTAGGTGACGACCCGTTCACACCGGAACCGGAGGGGCCCGAAGCGGAGAATATTCCGGAACTAGGGGACGACCCGTTCACACCGGAACCGGAAGTAACAGAACCGGAAGTAACAGAACCGGAGGTAACAGAACCGGAAGTAACAGAACCGGAGGTAACAGAACCTACCGAGCCGGAAGTAACAGAACCTACCGAGCCGGAAGTAACAGAACCTACCGAGCCGGAAGCAGAACCGACCGAGCCGGAAGCAGAACCGACCGAGCCGGAAGCAGAACCGACCGAGGAGGAAATTGCCGCAGCAAAACGCAGCGCAGCCGCAAAGAAGGCCGCAGCTACTAGAGCAGCAAAGAAAGCCGCAGAAGAAGCAGAAAATGCGGATATCTCCGAGTTTGAATAATTAATTTAAAGGGCATGATAGACGGAAAAAGAATATATCTAGCAGTCCGCAAGGCTATTAACCTACTTCCGCGACAGGCGGAAGGGGTTGTTAGCTATGATGCGGATAACCTGTACCCGCAAAGGATAGCTAACCTTATAGACGCTAGCAAAACCGCTACGGCGTGCGTGGCAAAAGCCGCCGAGAATATAGTATGTGAAGGCTTTGCCGTGGAAGAGTTCGCCCGTATGACGAACGATAACGGGCAGGACATGAACGACATACTGGAATTTATCGGGGAGGACATTCCGAGATTTCGCGGTTATGCGCTGATAGTGCAGTACGGAGGCGACTACAAGCCGAAAGCGGTGTATCCTGTTCCGTTCGGCTATGTCCGCGCAGTACTTAACAAGAATTACAAGGAGAATAGCCGCGTAAACAAATGGTTAGTATTTGATAACTGGGACAGGGGGATGCTGAAGGACACTAACAGCAAGACCGGAAAGATATACCCCACATTCAACCCGGCTAAATTTGCCGAAGAATGTGAGGAATACGGAGGAATCGAGAATCACCCGGGACAACTGTATTATAGCAATTTTTCGAACCGTGTACCCTATCCTACTAGCCCGTTTCACGCAGTGCAGCCCGAAATGGCAGCGGAGCGCGGAAACGCCATGTATGTGGAGAACGTATTATCTAGAGGGTTCCACGCATGTAGCATAGTTACGCACGGAGATTTTGAATCAGACAGGGAACAAGACGATTTCCGCGAAGCCCTTACAAATATGATGGGCGTTGAGGGGACCGGAGCGGTATTAACGGTACGTGACACCGCCGTAGGCATATCGGACAAACCGTTTATCCGGGTGGAACAGGTAGGAACGCCAATAGACGCCGACCTGTATGAAAAGTATTCCGAACCGTTACGGAAAGATATTGCAATAGCGTGTTATACTATCCCTATCCCGTTAATTGACTCGTCACTGATTAACTTTGCGAATGCTTCCGGCGAAGTGGTTAAAGAGATGCAGAAAGTGTACAGGCGCTCACTATCCCGAGTACGTGAACGCATATCTAGAGATTTGGCGTACATCTTTGACCTAGATACTGCAATTACTGATATAAATAACAATCTCGAAGGGGAAGCGGTGGATACAGCAGCCACGAACCCCGGAGAACAAACCGTATAAGTATGGCATATCCTATTGCAAGATTAAGAAGTTTGTTTTCTCTAGCGGCTGATGTCAAAGACGCCGACCTAGAGAAAGCATTTTACGAGGCTGACCAACTGGATGTTAAGCCGCAAATTTGTATGACCTACGAGGCAACTCCACAAAAATACAAATCAGATAATGACAATTACGCAGGACTTGACACCGTTATATGTTATTATGCTTTCGCGCGCTACGTGCAGACGAGCGAGCAGAACAGCACAGCAAGTGGAATTAAGATACAGAATTATCTAGGTAGTTACATATTGCCGGACGTCAACAAGGCCAAGAGATTCGAGGCCGAGAGAGGGAAGGCAGACCAATTTATAGTGCCGCTTTTGGAACAACTCCGAAAAGACAAGCTGTTAAAAGATTCGTGCGAGTGTAACCGGGTACAAAGTAGAATATGTTTAATAAGGTAATAATGGACGGGATACTAGACGCGGCGCGAATATCGGCTATCGCCTTTATTATGTCAGTAACCAACGACGTTATGACATTTTTTGTACTTATAGTTCTATTCGGCACGCTGAATTTCGTGGTAGGCCTTGTGGCGGATTTAAGGGCCGGGAAACCGTACTCACACAGGAAAGCATTCCATGCATTTTTCGAGTATGCGATAGCCGTGATAGTTATCACTTTCACGGCGGCGGCGGCAAGGCTTATACAACTGGAAGGGGACTATACGCACGTTCTGAGACTGTTAACAACGTTATTTGCACTTGTGTATGCGAAGAATATTATTCGTAATTTCAAGTTGATACAGCCGGATAACGAATTTATAGCAGTGTTGGACATGCTGATTAACACTAAGTATGTAGAATTTATAAAAAAGTTAAAGAATGGAGTATTTCACAGTGAAGGAACTAACAAGGTCGGTGACGGCGGAAGCCCGGAAGATAGACAACACACCGACCCCGGAAGCGGAAGCAAATCTGAAAGGATTGATAAGTAACGTACTAGACCCGCTACGGAAGGCATACGGGCACCCGATAACGGTAACTAGCGGTTATAGGTCGCCGAGGCTTAACGCGGCGGTAGGGGGCGTAAAAACGTCACAGCACCAAAGGGGCCAGGCCGCAGACATAACCGCAGGCAGCCCGGAGGAAAATAAAAAACTATTCGATTTGGCACAGGAATTGAACCTACCATTTTGTCAACTCATAGACGAGAAAAAATACAAGTGGGTGCACATCTCATATGATAAGAATAACGTTAAAAGACAAGTACTACACTTATGAGCAGGCTAAGCCAAATACTAATATTAGCCGTCGCACTGGCGGCTATATTGCTTTTCTTCGCGTTCGGTAAGATACGGAAGCAGAGAGCCGAGATAGACCGCCTAGATTGGAATATAGAGGCGGTAAGCACCAAGGCGATGCAATACAAGTCCACGGCGGGAGATTTCGCGGAACGTGTGAATACTCTGACCCTAGAGAAATCAGAGCTAGAAATGTTTAATGCAGACCTTAATAATAAGGTACGCGAGCTAGGAATAAAGAACCGGGAACTAAAGAATGCCACACGCACCGAGACCGTTACGAGAATAGACACAGTAATAAAGACCGTAGTAGACCCTACCGGGACGAAAAGAACCGCGCACTATAATGACGGTTGGAACGATATAAAGGTTGAGAGCCTTCCGGACAGTACGAAATTAGAGGTACATTGCACTGATTCGCTAGATGTAATTACGCACGTCCGGCAAAAGAAGTTTCTCTTCTTTAGAATCGGCAAACCGAAACCCTATACCACCGTCTCGAACAAGAATCCGAAAAATACGCTTCATATTAGGTTTTCGGCAAAATTCGACTAAAAATATTTACAATTGCAACCTATCTATTACACCTATCTGTGACACATAACTAGCTGTGTATCAAGTTACAAACTTTTTGCTGTCACAGATAAACATTTTTCATCAGTGACACTAAACGTGCAGTAAATCAAGTACTTATGACTAGTGTAATAGATGTAATAGATAAATCGTATAGAGATAAAATAGAAAAGTGCTATAAATGTTAATATATATCAAATCGTATATAGTATATTTTCATTTTAAACTAATAGGGAAAATGCTGTTACATCTGTGACATGACGCCTAACTTGATGAACTACTGCACGTTAGACGTCATTCTTCATCTGTGACGCTAGCAATGTATCTGTGACACCCCGCAAAATTGTTAATCGTAGTTAAATACACAAAGTTTTTTCGGAAAATGTTTTGTAGTTCAAAAATAAGCCGTATCTTTGCAATGTCGATAAGGAAATGAGAACCCCGCCAATCGTAACCAAAGGGGGTGAGAAGGGAAACACGGACGGTATCCCAATTCATTTGAAAAGACGGTGCGGTATCCGCTTAATTGAAGCTATAAAGCCGGAATCCTTATAATGACAAAAACCGTAAACCATACTAAATTTTATAGCACTATTCCGGAAGGCCGGAGAATCGGACTAATAATTACTAGATATGGGATATTTAAAAATTTACCGACTAGAAAAGTTTTTCTACGATACGGTAAAAAAGCGAATCTTTGAATGTCTTAACCTGTGGACGATAAATGAGCTATACGGGCGCAAAGGCGCTGTTAGCATAGCGGAAGTATTTGCAAAGGAACTAGAGGAAGAAGAAGCCGGAAAAAGATTTGAATATAACATCCGGGGCTTTATCATACCGAACGCCGACAAGTATCTATCCGTCTACGAGCAAGCGCGCCAACGCGCCTTTATAGATTACTTATACTCTCGGAAGGGGCAATTTAGAACAATGAAGGAAACAAAAGAAAATTGGAAAAGAAATGGAAGAAAAAAGAGAAAATGACCTACTGACGGTAGCACAGGCCGCACACCTAGTAGGGTGCACGGAAAACGCTATCCGGTATCAGTTGCAAACCGGAAATCTCACTAGATTTGAAAATGCAGCCGGAAAGATACGTGTATCACGTAATGAAGTATTGGACAAACTTTTAAATTTTGAAAAGAAATGAGAATTAATTTTGAACTGAACACCGAGAACGAGAACCCGAGTATGTTACAGGCAACCGCCGAGTATCTGAACAACCTTGCAAAGATTAACGTAGGGCACGCAATTGAACCCGTACAGGGATTTACGGAACCTAAACCATGTAATTGTGCATGCGAAGAAGAAAAGCCCGTAGAGGAGCCTAAAAAGGGTGAGAGCATTGCCGAATCTATTGAGGCAGTAAAGGAACAACTAGCCGCCGAGAAAGAAGAAGCTAAAAAGACTACTAGACGTAGAGCGGTTAAAAAGGAAGAACCGGAACCAGCTAAAGAACCGGAACCAGCTAAAGAACCGGAACCAGCTAAAGAACCGGAACCAGCTAAAGAACC